TTGGGGTCAAGGCTTAAATGAATCATCACACATGAGAGTTTATGTGGATGTTAAATAAGTTATTGTTTATAAAGGAGAAATTATATGCCTATATATGATAAAAATGGAGACATAGAACATTGGTGTTGGTATGATATCTTTTGGGATGATGAAAAGAAAAGACTTGAGAATCCTAAAAATTGGCTAAGAAATTTATATGAGATGGCAGATGAATGGGATTTACCTTGGTTTATTATGGGTAAAGTATATTGGTTACACGACTACATGCAATGGAGACGTAGCCCTAGGGGTGTGACTTCAACTCATATAAAACCATATAAGAAAAAATATATACTTAGAAGTGAGTTTGATGTTGAAGACTTTAGACCTGATGGTATAGGAGATGTCATGTATACTGACTATGACTATAGGGAGTTTCATTCGTTAGAAAATATGCTACGATTTCTAAAAAATAATATTACTTATGAAAATAAAATGAAACCTAAGCTAGATACAGTAGAAGAATTTTGCCAAGAGTTTAGCTTTGAAGTTTATGAAAGGTTATACTAATGAAATTATCTAATCTAGTAGACGAGTATTATTTATCTAGTGATTTCAATATGTTAGCAGATAAAACTAAAGCAGACTATCAATACTTTTTAGGTGTCATGCTTGATACATCTGTCGATGGTAAGAAATTGTCAAGCACAAAATTACCAAAGATGTCAGGTGCTAAGGCTAGACGAGCATATGAAGTGTGGCTAAAACGTGGCATTTCTATGGCTAATCACATTTGCTCTGTAGCAAGGAAACTATTTTCATTTGCTATGGAGATGGGGTATGCTGAGGCAAACCCTTTTGCTACATTCAGAAGAAAAGCTACCCATGTTAGGAAAGTTGTATGGACAAAAGAACAGGTTTGTCAATTTCTTGACTATTCTTATAGTGAATTTAGGTACAGAAACATAGGATTGATTGTGCAAATGGCATACGAATGGTGTCAAAGAGTTGGAGACATGAGAATGTTAGAGTTTTCTAGCATAGATTTTGATAAAAGTGTGCTAAATTTGCAACAGTCCAAGAGAAGAAGTGTAGTTCACCTACCAATTTCACTTGACTTATTAGAAATGCTTAAACAACAGAAGGAAGAGTATGGTTTTCAGTCTTATGTCGCACCCTACCCAACAGCGATGAGAGGAGTATACGAGCCATATTCTCTTCATAGGCTATCAAAGGTAGCAAGAAGAGTAATGAAGCTCTGTGGACTGCCTGATGAGCTAAGAATAGCTGATTTAAGACGAACAGGAACTACTGAGATGGTCGAAGCAGGTGTATCTATGGGTCAAATTATGTCAGTTACAGGTCATGCTAACCCCAATAGTGTGAAACCTTACATGAAAAATACTTATGCCTCTGCAGAAAATGCATTGACAACTCGAAAAAAGTATGCTATAAGCACAGGGTAAGTGCCGAACAAAAGAATATTATATAACATATAAGTGAGATATACAATGAATATATATAACTTTGTAAATGATTTACAACTAAGTGTAGGAGAAAGTAAAAGACTTACTTGTCCTAACTGTAATGGTTATAAAACTTTTACAGCTACCAATAACATGGGTAGACTGTTATGGAATTGTTATAAATCTACTTGTAAGATTTCAGGCTCAAAACGTGTGCATCTATCTGTAGATGATATACGTGATGCAATTACAGGTGATGTTCTAGATTTTGATAGAGAAGAATTTGTAATGCCTGAATACGTGGTGTCACATAACTACAGAAAGGAAGTGATGGACTTCTGTGAACTGTGGGATTTGGACTGTGACAAATTGAATCTGCACTACGATGTCAAGGACAAGCGAGTTGTATTTCCTGTCGAGCATGACGATTACATTGTTGATGCAGTTGGTAGGTCAGTAACGAAGTTATTACCTAAATGGAAAAGATATGGAAAAAGTAGCTTGCCTTTTGTTCATGGATGTGGTAGGGTAGCAGTTGTTGTTGAGGATTGTGTTAGTGCTTCTGTGGTAGGTAATGGTGTACAAGTTGGGGTAGCTGTGTTGGGTACATCCTTGGCAGAATCCCACAAGAAGTATCTCTCACGATTCTCAACAGCGATTATCGCACTTGACCCTGATGCCTTGCCAAAGACGTTAGCATTTGCAAAAGAACTAAGAGGATATGTAAACGAAATAAAAATAATTAGATTGACAGATGACTTAAAATATCGTAATGAATCTGACATGGAGAAACTATTAACCCTAACCCCAAAGGAGTAACAACATGGAACTATCGTTAATAAGAAGTCTTATGGATAAAACATTCTATGATGACCACAGAGGAGCAAAGTGTCCTGACAGGTTATTCAGCAAAGATGTTCGTAAGATTAAACAGTCTCTTGACAAAGCTATGCATACATACGAGAGAACTGTAACACCTGATGAGATTGAGGCATTGTTCATGTCTAACAATCCATCAATGACTACAGCACAGAAGCAAGCATACTCTGCTCTGTTTGCTAACATCAAGAAGGAGCAACCACTTGGAACAGACATTGCACAAGAAGTATTATCTAAATTGTTTCAGCAAGTTGTTGGAGAGGACATTGCTAATCTCGGCTTTGACTATGTTAATGGTGCTAAATCCTCTCTTGAACCCCTTAGAAATCTTCTTGAGATGTATGGTGACGATTTTACACCTAACCTTAATATAGAATGGGATGATATTACTATTGAGACACTTCTAGCTAAGAATGATTTAGAAGCTAGATGGACATTCAATATACCTAGCCTTACACGTAAGGTTGATGGTATCAATGCAGGTCACTTGATTGAGATAGGTGCAAGACCTAATACAGGTAAGACATCATTTCATGCATCATTGATTGCAAGTCCAGGTGGTTTTGCACATCAAGGTGCTAAGTGTGTTATCCTATGTAATGAAGAAGGTTATCATAGGGTAGGTGCAAGATACTTGACGGCTGCCACAGGCATGACTGTTCACGATGTCAAGAAGAATCCTAGTGAAGCACAGGCACGATACAAACCTGTGTTTGATAACATTAAGATACGTGATGCATCAGATAGAGATATGGCATGGGTCGAGAGTGTGTGTAAGGCATACCAACCTGACATACTCGTGCTAGACATGGGAGATAAGTTTGCAAGGACAGGTGGGTTTGCTAGACAGGATGAAGCACTCAAGGCTAATGCAATACATGCTCGACAGATAGCTAAATCATACAACTGTGCAGTTCTTTATATGTCACAGTTATCTGCTGAAGCTGAAGGCAAGATTGTACTGAACCAATCTATGATGGAAGGCTCACGTACAGGTAAAGCTGCTGAAGCTGACTTGATGATACTGATAGCAAAGAACCCACAAGTAGAAGGACAAGATGAAGAAGATATACAAAGACATCTTAATGTAGTTAAGAATAAGTTATCAGGTTGGCATGGCTCAGTTCATTGCGAACTTGATTACAAGACAGCGAGGTATACAGCATGAAGCTGACGTTAGACGTAGAGAATACTGTCACACATAGAGGTGGCAAGCTACATCTAGACCCATTCGAGGAGAACAACAAACTCGTTATGGTAGGATGCCTGACTGATACAGGCAAGGAGTATCTGTTTAGAGATGACTTCACAGGTGTGCAGGAATTACTAGACGAAGCTACAATCTTAATTGGTCACAACATTGTTCACGACTTGTTATGGTTGTGGGAATGTGGATTCAAGTATGATGGTCCTGTCTTTGACACAATGTTGGGCGAGTACATCTTACAACGTGGACAGAAAGAACCATTATCATTGGAAGCATGTGCAATAAGACACGACTTGGATACAAAGAAACAAGATACAATGAAAGAGTATTTCAAGAACAATGTATCTGTCGATGAGATTCCACCACAGGAATTATCAGATTATCTGTCTGCTGATTTGAAAGCTACTCAGCAATTGAGTGACTCTATCTACAGAAGACTCAATACAGTAGACAACTCTAGTCTCATGGAGACTGTGATATTTACTAACCAAGTAGCTACAACTCTTGCTAAGATATATCAACGTGGGTTTACTGTTGACATAAATGCTCTAGACGCAGTACGTGTAGAGTTTGAACAAGAGAAACAAGATATAGAAAGGAGACTAAACAAACAAGTAAAAGAACTAATGGGTGATACACCTATCAACTTAAACAGTCCTGAACAGATGTCGTGGGTTATATACAGTAGAAAGCCTATAGACAAGACACTATGGGCGAATAACTTTACACCATACATGGATGCTACAGACTATAGACAAATGGTAGCTACTAAGTCTACCATAGTATACAGAACAAAGGCAGAGCAGTGTAATGATTGTTCAGGTGCAGGACACATTAGAAAGGTAAGGAAAGATGGAACTCCTTTTACTAGACCTACCAAATGTAGCAGTTGTGATTCTAGTGGCTACCTATTTGTGCCTGACAAACATGTGGTAGGTGGACTCAAGTTTAATGCACCTAATGCCAAGTGGGTTAGTGCTAATGGTTTTAGTGTCAACAAGACTAACCTAGGTACGTTGTATACTATTGCCAAACAAAAGAACATGACTAATGCTATGAACTTCTTGTCAGACTTACAGAGACTATCAGCATTAGATACTTATCTGTCATCTTTTGTGGAAGGTATACAAACTCATATCAAGCCTGATGGTAAGTTACATGTACGATTACTACAACACAGAACTGCTACAGGCAGGTTTAGTGGTGCTGACCCTAACATGCAGAACATGCCTAGAGGTGGTACGTTTCCTGTTAAGAAAGTGTTTGTGTCACGTTGGAAGGGTGGCAAGATACTTGAAGCTGACTTTGCACAGTTAGAGTTCCGAGCTGCTGCATTTTTATCACAAGACCAAACTGCTATGAAGGAGATAGAAGATGGATTTGATGTTCACAGTTATACTGCTCGTGTTATTAGTGATGCTGGTGAAAAGACTTCTAGGCAAGAAGCCAAAGCACATACCTTTGCACCACTCTATGGAGCAACAGGATTTGGCAGGACACCTTCTCAGGCTACATATTATAAACACTTCACAGACAAGTACAAAGGAATCGCACTATGGCACACCAGATTGGCTAAAGAAGTTATGACTACAGGTAAGATA